CTTTATTCATAGTAAACTTATACTTTTTTAGCCCCTTTTTGGAGGATATATGGCGAAATCAAAAAAGATGTATGATCTTAAAGATATTATTCCGCTTTTGTCGGAGGATTCGTTGAAAGTAGCCTCTGGCATGATAGAAGATGCGTTGTTCATGCAGGAACAGCTTGCAGAATTGCGGAAAACAATTCAAAAAGAAGGCGTTTCCGAGAATTATCAGTACGGAAGCAAACAAACTGCTGCCATGACGACATATTTGCAGGTGCAGAAGCAGTACGGAGTAATCATCCGGTACCTGACCGACCTGTTGCCGAAGAGTAACAAGACTGCTGCCTCTGCTGATTTGTTAGACTGGGTAGAGAACCATTGATAGAGTTTGAAGAGTATTTCGGTAAGATCGTGGACGGTAAGATCGTGGCCTGCGATAAAATGAAGCGGATTTCAGAAGTGCTGTTGGAAAGATACCTGGCACCGGATGAGTACCACTTCGATGCAGCCGTTGCGAAACGCCACACGGATTTTATCGAAGCGTTCTGTAAACTCCCTTCCGGTAATGTCGGTCAACCGTTGAAGTTGGAGTTGTTCCAGAAGGCGAGGCTTCAAGCTCTGTTCGGCTTTTTGGATGACAACGATGTTAGACAGTACAACGAGTGCATGATCATCGAAGGCCGAAAGAATGGAAAGACTACGGAGACGGCTGCAGTTGAAATCGATATGCTGGTGGATGACAAAGAAGGTTCTCCACAGATTTACAATATTGCCACGATGCTTGATCAAGCGAAACTTGGATTCAACGCTGCGGTAAAAATGGTCCGCCAGTCTCCTGTGTTGTCAGCGAACATCAAGAAGCGGACGGCCGACCTGTATTTCGATAAGAACTTCGGGTTCATAAAAGCCCTGGCATCCAACTCGAACAGTTTGGACGGTCTGGATGTTCATTGCGCAGTAATTGACGAATTATCGGCGATTAAAAATCGAGACATATACGACCTGATCAAACAGGCAATGGGAGCGAGAAGACAACCGCTCCTTTTTTGTATTACAACGAACGGCTATGTCCGAGAGGGCATTTTTGATGCGCAGTACAAGTATGCTGCAGAAGTTCTGAACGGTACCATCAAGAATCCACGGTTCCTTCCGTTCATTTACGAGCTGGACAGCCCGGATGAGTGGACAGACGAGAACTGTTGGATAAAGGCAAACCCCGGTCTGGACACCATCAAGTCGAGAGCATATCTCCGTGAGATGGTTCAGAAGGCAAAGGACGACCCTTCGTTCAAACCAACCGTTCTGGTTAAGGACTTCAATGTTCCGCAGAGTGGTTCGAGTACATGGCTTCCCTTCGAGGCCGTGGTAAACGAGGACACTTTCAGTATGGAGATGGTTCGTCACAGTTATGCGATCGGCGGATGTGACTTGTCGAGTGTTTACGACTTGACCTGTGCGACATTGATTATCCGTAAGCCACAGGATGAGACCGTATATGTTCTGCAGAAGTATTTCATTCCGCAGCGCAAGGTAGACGAGAAGCTCGGTGCCGATACAAGGCAGGTTCCGTATAAGTTATGGGCGGAACAAGGTTGGCTTGAGATCAACGAAGGTGCGCAGGTTGATTATTCTGCAGTCACAAGATGGTTCATCCAGATGGTGGAAGAATACGACATCAGGCCGTTGTGGATTTGTTACGACCGAGCCTTGGCCGGATATTGGCAGGCAGAGATGTCAGACTACGGCTTCGAGATGGAAAAGACTGCACAGGGTCCGTTCACTTGGTCGCAGCCAATGAAGGAACTTGGATGTGCTTTGACCGAACACAAGGTCAATTACAATAATAATCCGATCTTAAGGTGGTGCCTTGCTAACACCGGAGTAAAGGCCCTTAATAAAGACGGAATTGAAACAATACAACCTGTTAAATTACAGCAGAACCGCAGAATTGACGGTATGGTAAGTCTTCTGAATGCCTGGGTTGGATATGTAAAGCATTTGGATGACTACTTGCCGTATGTGAGGTAGGAAATGAGAGAGAGAAGAAGCATCCTTGACTTGTTCAAGCCTATCAAAAAGGACCAAGTCAAAATTTACACGCAGTTCCAGGAGCTTGGGACATACAAGTCCTATTTTGGGAGTTTTGGAAACGACATTTATGCGAGCGATGATGTGCGGACTTGTATCAGGGCGTTGTCAGAGCATACCTCGAAGGCAAACCCAAGATGCACCGATAAGCGCATTGAGAGACTGTTGTCCCTTGCTCCTAATAAATACATGAACGGCAAGGACTTCTTGGCGAAGGTTCGCAATATTCTGGAAGTGAAGAACACGGCCTTCGTTTACATCGAGCGAGACAACACAGGAAAGGCGATCGGGTTTTATCCGGTACCGTACCAGACCTTTGAGGCTATGGAGTACAAGGGTAACCTGTTTGTACAGTTCCAGTTTGTTGGTATGGCTGCAAATCAGTTAACCATTCCGTGGGAAGACCTGGCGGTTATTCGTAAGGATTACTTATCCTCCGACATTTCCGGCGAGAACAACCTGCCTCTTCTGAACACCTTGGATGTTATTGGCACATTGGACAAAGGTCTGCAGAACGCCGTTAAGAGTACAGCCAACCTTCGTGGTATTTTGAAGTCCACCAAGGCCATGCTTGCACCGGAAGACCGAAAGAAACAGCAGGAAGCCTTCGTCAATGATTACTTGAACATAGACAATGAAGGTGGAATTGCTTCCCTGGATGCCACGCAGGACTTTAAGGAAATCAACATGAAGCCTACGACTGCTTCCGCCGAGGAAGTTTCCGCATACCGTGAGAAGGTGTACAGGTACTTCGGAGTCAACGAGGCGATCATTGAGTCCAAGTACACCGAGGCACAGTACGATGCGTTCTATGAGTCCAGAATTGAGCCTGTGTTGGTGGCTTTATCCTTGGAACTTACGAGAAAGTTATTCACAGAGCGAGAAATCGCATTCGGCGCAGAGGTGTGGTATGAGTCCAACCGACTCCAGTACGCATCCGCCAAGACAAAGATTTCGATGGTGGCATTGGTTGATCGTGGCCTGATGACACCGAATGAATACAGAGCATTATTCAACATGGCACCGTATGAAGGTGGCGATGAGTTCGTACTCCGTCTGGACACTTCCAAGACCGGAGACACGAGCGATGATGGCACAGGAAACCCTGTAGGCCGACCGCCAAGCGATGATGGTGACGAAGGAGGAAACGAAGATGGCAATTAGAGAAAACAGAGAGTATCGTTCCATTCCAATGGAAATTCGGATGGAGCAGAGGGAGGACGGCGAGTCCTCTTTTTTAGTTGAAGGCTATGCAAGCACATTTGAACCTTATGTGATGTTTGAGGACGAAGGCATCCAGTACAAGGAACAAATCGACCCGAAAGCATTCGAGGAATGCAACATGGACGATGTGATCTTCTGCAAGGACCACGAAGGAACCGTTTTTGCAAGAACGAAGAACGGCACATTGGAATTATCCGTTGACGATCACGGATTATTCACCAGAACCGACTTATCCAAGACGGCTTCCGCTCGTGAAATGTACGAAGAGATCAAGGCTGGAATGTATACCCAGATGTCCTTCGCATTTATCGTTCGAGAGGATGATTACGACAAGAAGGAACACCTTCGAACCATACGCAAAATCGAGAAGTTATTCGATGTTTCAGCAGTATCTTTTCCGGCTAATCCCGGTACAGATATTTCAGCAACTACCAGGTCATATTTCGACGGAGTGATCGAGATGGAGCGAGCGGAGCGACTTGCGCATGAGCAGGAGCTGAAAGAAGCGAAAGCAAACTTTTATTCCATAGGAGGTAAAAACGATGGAACTTAAAGAAATGACCCTTCAGGATGTCGAAGCAAGACTTTCCGAAATGGAAGGAATCGTTGAGACTTCCGAAAATGTCGAGGAAGTAAATTCCCTGGCAGAAGAGAAAAGAGCTTTACTGGAGCGCAAGGCAGAACTCGCCGCTTTAGAAGAGCGCAAGGCACAGGCTGAAGAGATTCAGTCAGGAAAAACGACCGAGAAGGTCGAAATTATCGAAGAGAGAAAAGGAGAAATGACCATGAAGACTGTAGAAGAGTACAGAAACTCCAAAGAGTACATCGATGCTTATGCAGAGTACATCAAGACAGGTAATGACGAAGAGGTTCGTGCATTACTTACCACCAATGTTGGTGCTGCTGGCGAAATCGCAGTTCCTGATTTCGTATATGACATTATTAAGACCGACTGGACCAAGAGCCAGGTTATGGCACTCGTTAAAAAGGTTTCCGTTCAGGGCAACATGAAGGTTCAGTTCGAGCTTTCCGCTGGTGATGCTGTTATTCACAACGAAGGTTCCGGAGCAGTTTCCGAAGAGGAACTTACCCTCGGCGTTGTACAGCTTATTCCTGAATCCATCAAGAAGTGGATTTCCATCTCTGATGAAGCTCTGGATATGAGAGGACAGGAGTTCTTGCAGTACATCTATGACGAACTTACCTACAGAATCGCTCTCAAGGCAGAAGCTATTCTGCTTGGCAAGATCGCTGCTCTTTCCACTTCTGCATCCGAAAACGCTGTATGTGCAAAGAAGGTTAAGGCTGGTGCTGCTCTTGGTACTATCGCAACCGCACTTGGACAGCTTAACGCAGAAGCAGCTAACCCTGTAATCGTTATGAACCCTGCTACCATCGCTGCATTCAAGGCTGCTGTATACGCAGGTCAGTTCTATGCAGACCCCTTCGAAGGTCTCAAGGTTATTCCTACCAATGCGCTTCCTGCACTTTCCGGAGCATCCGAGAACGATGTTTACGCTATCGTAGGCGACTTCGGTTACGGCGCACTCGCTAACTTCCCGAACGGCGAGCAGATTCAGATCAAGGTTGACGACAAGACCGACATGGCTAAAGACCTCGTTAAGATTCTTGGCCGTGAGTATGTTGCTGTTGCTCCTATCGCAAACAGAGCATTCGTTAACATTACCGCTCCTGCAGCAGTTTAATTCGGAGGTGGCTTATGAAAGGTTTGGTTAAGGTAGGATTTACGGACAAAAATACAGGTTTGTATTTATCTGCTGGAACTCCGGTAGAATTTGCCGATGCCAGAATTAAGGAACTTGCAGACTTGGGATATGTGGAACTGAAAAATGCTCCGAAGACCGAGCCTGCAAAGGTTGAGCCGAAAGCAGAGCCGAAGGCGGAAAAGAAAACCGCTCCGAAGGTAAAGCCTGTGGCAGAAGCCGTAAAGAAGACCACGAAGAAGAAATAGTCAAGGGAATCCTTGGCGAAAGGAGAAACCATGACAATTTCAGAAAAAGTTAAACTTGCACTTCGCATTTCACACAACCTTCTGGATGACGAGATAGACGATGTTGTCACTTCTGCCAAGCAGGAACTTGCTCGTGCAGGAGTGGACGACTCGTTGGTTCTCGAACCGACAGAGCTGGTCGTGAGTGCGATAGTGACCTATGCGAAAGCATATTACGCAACAGGTACAGAGGCGGACCGTTATGCGGAATCGTTCAAGTACCAATGTGACAACTTGAGAAAAAGTTCACCGGAGGCATTGAATTATGTTTGATTCTGTTATTTATTTGCTGACTGAAACAAACACGATAAACAAATACGGCGATACGGTAACTCAAGTTACGGAAAGACCTGTGTTTGCAGAGGTGAAGTCCATCAGCCAGAGCGAGTTTTATCAGGCACAGACTGTAGGGTTGAAACCTGAAATCAAGTTCGTAATTGCAGACTTCTGCGATTATCAGAACGAGAAAAGGCTCCGCTATACACCGTTTAACGGTTCACAAGAGGAATACACGGTTCTGCGAACATATCGAAACAATGTTAACCTTGAAATCGTATGCGTGAGAGGTGTTGAATGTCAGTCCCAAAGTCCGTCGTCAAGGTAAAAAAGAATGGTGTCGAGTACACTTCCAATGTCGATGCAGCTTCTTATTACATCCATGAGTTGAGCAGAGCTGCGCTTCGAGATGTTGGCAAGTTTGTCCGGGCAGAGTGGAGAAAGGTGTATTACACATATTTCAACCGCAAGACCGGAGATGCAGGAAAGGCCGTGAATTATAATGTCATCGCCAGTAAGACGACCACAGCTCCGAGAGTACAAGTCGGTCTTAAGTCTGGCAAGGTGGATGGATTCTATGCCTACTTCCAAGAGTTCGGCTCCAGTAAAACACCGAAGCTCGGTTTGTTATCATCCACGGTTGAGGACAACATTGCCCAGATCGTGGAAATTGAGTCCAAGTATTTGAGTGGTTTGGAAGACGAGGCAAGTGCATTGTCGATGATTAACGAGGAAGAGTACAACGATGAGAACGAATGATCTGAAAGAATTGGTTCAGGCAAAATTAGGAACTCTTGATGTGAGTGTATACCATGAAATGGCCATTGATACCGCCATGTACCCACACATCGTGTTCAGCTTTGAGCGAATCGAGCTTGGAGATTTATCCCGGCAAGATTATGTGCTTGATGTTGACCTGTGGGACAAGACGGAAGACACGACAGTTGTCGATGATCTGGCTGACTCTGTGGAGAACTTGCTCCAAGCAGAAAAC